CTTCGGAGAGTTTAGTTACAACGACAGAAGATTTCAAAAATAAAGCCGAAGAAGCTGAGGACAGTGCAAGAAAAAGAAATAAAGAAGCATTAATACAATTAAAACGAGATGTGGCCTTAAGGACTCCAAACAAATTTGGAATAGAACCAATAGTAGTGTCGGCAGTAAAAAGAAATGAGACTGTTACAATTGCATAGAAAACAGTTGAAAATAACTTATAAATAGTAAAAAATCGAAAGAGATTAAATGCCAGCAACAAATAAAATAGTTTATTCGGATTTGAACTTAAAGTTCACTAAAAATCCTGTAACAAAAAAACTATCTGTAGTAAAAAATGCAGATGCAGTTAAGCAGGCATTGAAAACACTCGTTCTTACTGATAAGTATGAAAGACCTTATAAGCCTCTTTTTGGTGGAAATATAAAAGGAAAACTATTTGAACACTTTGGGCCCATTGTCGATATGGAAGTTAAGGAACAAATAGAACTTGCAATACAAAACTACGAACCAAGAGTTAAAATATTGGATATAAGAACAACTGCAAATGATGATTTAAACACTCTTGAAGTAACAATTGAATTTTTTATTCGTAATCAAACAGGCAGAGAATCAACAACTATATCCTTAGAAAGAATAAGATAATGGCACTTTCAAATAACGTTCTCAATGTAACAGGATTAGATTTTACAACTATTCGTAACAATCTTGAAACCTATATTTCGTCTCAGCCAGATTTTGCAGATTACGATTTTGAAGGCTCCACTATTTCAAATCTTTTAGATTTACTTGCATATAATACATACTACAATTCAATCTATACAAACATGGCTTCCAATGAAATGTTTCTTGACTCTGCACAGGTACGTTCAAATGTTGTGTCGAGGGCAAAGATGTTGGGATATACTCCTTCTTCTGCAAGAGGAGCGACTGCAACAATACAGGTTAATATCACACCTAGAAGCACAACTGATACAATAACGATTGCTAAAAACACACAGTTTACGTCAACAGTTGATGGAATTGAATATAAGTTTGTTACTCCAGAAGCCTTTTCTATTGGTAAGGTTGGAACAGCAACAGTTCACTCTGCAAACATTTCGATCACAGAGGGAGAAAGTCTTACACATAGATTTACTGTAGGCTCTGCAAATACTCGATACATTTTACCCAATGAAAACATAGACTTAACAAGTCTTGCCGTTTCTGTTCAAACAAGTTCCTCCAATACAACAACAATCACACATACAAAAGCAGATGATATCAATGCCGTTTACGCAAACAGTACTATTTACTTCTGTCAGGAAACAGAGGAACAAGAATATGAATTATTGTTTGGAGATGGAGTTATTGGTAAAGCTCTAACCACAGGAAACATTATTATTGCAGACTATCGAGTATGTCATGGTGAGTTACTTAATGGTGCATCTGTATTTACTGCACCAGCCACTCTTGGTGGAGAAAGTAACTTTACATTTTCAACAAGTGCAGCTGCAACAGCAGGAGCAAATCGAGAGTCGATAGAGGGTATTAAGTTTAATGCACCAAAAAATTATCAAACACAAAATCGTGCAGTCTCTACATCAGATTATGAAAGAATTATTTTAAGAGATTTTCCTGATATTAAATCACTTAGAGTCTTTGGTGGAGAAAACAATGACCCTCCAACATACGGAAAAGTTTATGTTGCAGCCAAACCAGAAACTTCTCTTTATCTTTCTGAGCAAAGAAAAACTGAAATTGGAGACAGGTTAAGAAAGTATAACATCATTGGATTTGAAACTGTTTTTGTTGATGCAACATATCTTTATATCAATCCAGATATTGAAGTTCGTTGGAATAGTGACAACACAACTTTGACAGGACAGCAACTTCGTTCAAATGTTGCAACAACAATTACAGACTTTGAATCATCAAATCTCGGACAGTTTAATAACACTCGTTTTCGTATATCAAAGTTTCAAAGATTTATTGACGATACTGATGCTTCTATCTTTGGAAACCAAACAAGTATTCGTATAGAGAAAAGATTTACTCCTCTACTTGATCGGCCTTATACCTATACATTGAACTTTAACAATGCATTTGATTTAAGGCATCCACATCCTATGGATGGAATTTATGGAGTTGTTGAAAGTTCTTCCTTTGGATTTGAAAGTGGAGGAACAACATACGATGCTTTCTTTGATGATGATGGAGAGGGTGATATTCAGATTTACTACACAGAGGGCAATAACAGAGTTTATTTAAATAAAAAGGCTGGAAGAATAAACTATGATGAAGGCATTATTGTATTAGACACTTTCCTTCCTATCTCTTATGTTGGCTCGTACATAAGAGTGTCTGTCAAACCAAGAAAGACAGATATAAGAGCATCAACAAATGAACTTATGCTCTTTGGGGAAGCAAAAGTGACAATGGTAGATGAAACAACATCAACAATTCTTGGCTCTACCGCAGTTGACACAGAGGGAACAGGTCTTTCTACAGGAGCAACTGAAACAGGTGGAACAATTTTTTCTACGACCACTTCAACGTCAGGGGGAGGAAGCACTACAACAAGTAGTAGTGGTGGCGGTTACTAATGAGTACCGATACAAAAATCTCAAATGTAATTGAGAATCAGTTTCCAGATTTCATAAGAGAAGATGCTCCCCTTCTTGTAAAATTCATAAAAGCATATTATGAATACATGGAGCAAGATGGTAATGTTACTGAAAGATCAAAAAATCTTCTCGATTATCAAGACATAGACCGAACTACATCTGAATACCTTGATTGGTTTAAAAGAGAAGTTCTCGTTGACATACCAAGAAATTTAGTTGGTGATGAACGTCTTTTTATGAAGAACGTTCTCGATTTTTATCGTGCAAAGGGAACAGAGCAATCAGTTCAAACTCTTTTTCGTGCATTGTTTGATGATGCAGCTACTGTCTTTTATCCTTCTACACAACTTTTAAAAGTAAGTGATGGTCGTTTTGAGATTATCAATTATGTTCGTGTAGTTCACAGAACAGGAAATGTTGCAGCTCAAGGTGGACAAACCATACTTGGAGAAACAAGTGGAGCTCAAGCAAGAGTTGAGTCAATCACAGAAACTTCTGAAAATGGAGTTGATGTTTTTCGATATGACTTATCAAACATTAATGGTACATTTCGAAATGATGAAATCATATCTTCTGGTATTGATGATTTTACTGCACAGGTTTATACTGCAACAGGCCCACTTGCAAACGTAACAGTTACACAAGGTGGTGCATTTCATAGAGTTGGAGATCGTTTACAATTTACAGATCAAATTACAGGCTCCTCTGCAAATGGTTCAGTTGAAAAAACAACTGATACTTCTGCGGTACGATTCAGTCTTACAAATGGTGGAAATGGTTACACTACAGGAGCAACTATTTCAATTGTAGGTGGTTCTGGAAAAGAAGCAAGTTTTCGTATCAATGCAGTTGCAAGTGATGGAACAATTGAAGTCAATACAGATACTATTAATAACTTTTCACACGTTGTATTGAATGTTGGAACAAATCGAGCATTTGGACTTGGAGGTGGAAATGCAGCTTCTGGTTCTGTAAATGTAAGAGTTGCAAATGTTCACAGTCATTTAAGTGCAGCTCTCAAGTTTGAAAATTTAACCATTGGTAAAATTACAAGTATCTATCAGGGAAATTTTGGATATGGATATTCAACACTTCCATCAAGTGCAACAATTAAACAAGAAAGTATTGCAGAGTTACAGCAAGAAGCAACTGCAGCTGGTGGTGGAACAGGAACTATTCTTGGAGAAAATGCACAGATAACAATTGAACACGCTCCAGGCTCAATTGAGTCTATTGTTGTAGATGAAAAAGGTACAGGATATTCAAAAGACAGTTTAGTTACACTTAACAACCTTTCCGCAGATAGTGAAACTCCAGCAAGAGGAACAGTTGCTGGAAATGCTAAATCTGCAAATGGTCAGGGAGTTACAATCACAACAGGTGTAATTAGTGAAACAGGGTCATACACAGACACAAGAGGATTTTTATCGTCAGGATTTGTTATTCAAGATAGTGATTATTATCAAGACCTTTCTTATGTAATTAAGAGTACAAAAAATACAAAAGATTATCGACAAGTTATTGAAAAGACCGCACATCCTGCTGGTGTAAAAAGATTTGGCCAACTTAAAATTGACAGTTCAAATACATCTATGTCAATTAGTGCAGCCGAAACAATTGAAGCAGTAACTTCTGCATTGATACGAGGACAGGGTGGAGTCTTTGTTGCAAACACAACAAAAATAACATTCTGGTCGAGTGATACACAATTCTTTACTCGATTTGCAAATGTTCCATTTACTGACGTTGGAACTCGTTCTCTTTTATATGGTAATAATACTTTCTTCAATTCTGCAAATATTATCTCTGGAAACACTTGGATTCGTATTGCAACGGCAAATGCTGTTTACGCACCAACACCAAAGGGAAATACAGATTCGAGAGCAATCACAGTCTATGGAAACTCTGCAATGAAAATTAATCCTGTATTTACAGGAAATTCAACAACTGCTAAACTTGCAAATGCAGATTATTTCCATATGATAGACATAAACTATTCATAATGGAGTATAAATAGTGAATAATCTTGGAAAAGAAATATGGCCGTCAATATAGTAACACAGAATTTTTCTATTGAAAATGCAAAAAAGTTTAAAGCTCAACTTGCAGATTCAACCTCATATCTGTATCTTTTTATAGCAAAGATTCATCCATTTGCTGATGAAACAAGTATTCCTGCTGTAACAGACCACGTTGGACTTGTTGAATATGATGTATGGAGAGACATGATTGGACTGAAAAGAATTGCTCCAGGCCGTATTAGTCATGGAGCTCAAAGACACAATTGGTCGAACAACACTCTTTATGCACAATATGACCACACACATACCGCACTTTATTCAAACAACTATTTTGTTTTAACAAGTGCAAACAATGTTTATAAATGTCTTTTCAATAACGGCGGTGCAAACTCAACAGTACAACCGACAGGAACAGCAACAACAATATTAAACACTTCTGACGGATATCGTTGGAAGTTCATGTACAATATTTCAAGTACAGATGTTGATGCTTTTGTTTCAACAAATTATATTCCTGTAAAAACTCTTACTTCTGATGATGGTTCTATTCAATGGGATATACAACAAGCAGCCTCAAATGGGTCGATTGATGTTGTAGATGTGACTACAGGTGGTAGCGGATATGTTTCCACAATCAATACAGGATTTGATGCAATTGTTTCAAACAACTCTTTGATCGTAAGTGGAACGGCAACGCATACTCTTACATTAAAAGCAAATGCAAGTGGAACAGATGATATTTACAATGGAAGTGTTCTAAGAATTACAGGAGGACTTGGAATTGGTCAAGTCAGAGAGATTGTTGATTATGTTGGGTCAACACGAAAAGCCACAGTAAACAATGCATTTACTTTGACACCAAACACAACTTCAGATTATGTTGTCACACCAAAAGTAACAATTACAGGAGATGGAACAGGTGCAACTGCATATAGTAATGTTGTTGCTGGTGCTATCTCTTATGTTAATATGATTGCAACAGGCTCTAATTATTCAACTGCAACAGTTACGATTAGTGCAAACAGTTCTCATGGAACAGGTGCAGTTGCAAAAGCAATGATTCCTCCACCATTGGGCCATGGAAGTGACCCAATCACAGAATTAAATGGAAAAAATTTAATTTTCAACACAACTCTGCAAAGATCAGAGGCAAATACTTTACCGATTGTAAACGATTACAGAAGATTTGGTTTATTAATTAACCCTAAATACCAGAACGGAGTAAGTGCAACAGCAACACGAATTACACAAACAACACGATTAACGTTGACAAGTGTAAGTGCTTCTGGTAGATTTACAGAAGATACCACATTAACAGGTTCATCTTCTGGTGCAACAGGAGCGATTGTAAGATTTGCAAATACTAATGCAGGAAACACAACAGGTGTTCTTCATCTTACAAACACATCTGCAACAGCATTTACGAATGGAGAAACAGTTACTTCTTCTGGAGCAAATGGAGTTATATCAGCAAATACAAAACCTGATCTAAAACCATTTACAGGTAAAGTGTTATATATAGAAAACAGACAAGCAATATCTCGGTCATTTGACCAAGATGAAGACTTTAAATTAGTCTTTACTTTTTAGGAAGAAAAAATAAATGGGTAGTTCAGTCGCAAACACAAACACATTGAGTACCAACTTTAATGTTGACCCCTATTATGATGACTTTGATGAAACAAAGAATTTTCATAGGATTCTTTTCAGACCTGGCGCAGCTGTACAGGGTCGTGAACTTACTCAAATGCAAACAATGCTTCAAAACCAAATTGATCGTTTTGGAGAAAAAGTTTTTACTGAAGGTGCAATTGTAAAAGGGTGTGAAGTTAATTACGATCAGCAAGTTGGATTTGTTCGTATTCGTGATAATAATGATGCTGGTGCATCTGTAAATGCAGCTGCATTTGTTGGACTTGACCTTACAGGTGCAACTTCTGGAGTAAAAGCATATGTTGTTGATGCGATTACAGGTGCAGAAGCATCTGCACTTGATACAAAAACTCTTTATGTGAAATATACAAGTGCAAGTTCAAACAACACACACAAAATTTTTGTTGGTGATGGTTCAAATGCTGGAGAAAAAATTACTGCAGCTTACACAAACGGAACTGCAACAACTCTTACCTGTAATGTTGTTACACAAGCAAACGCAACAGGATATGGTGCAAGATTGACTGTTGGTGAGGGTGTTATCTTTGCAAAAGACCATTTCATAAGAGTGCCATCACAAGGTGTTGTTGTTGGTAAAAGATCACGTTTTGCAAGTGTTCGTGTTGGATTTGAAATCTTTGAAAATGTTGTTACATCAACAACTGATACAAGTTTGACTGACCCAGCAAGTGGTACATTTAACTATACAGCTCCTGGCGCAAATAGATTAAGACTTACTCCAACATTACAAACAAGAAATCTTAGAAGTTCATTCGGTGCAAACACAGACTTTGTTGAATATCTTTCAATACAAAGAGGTGCATTACAGCTTAAACATGATGGTTCAAACTACAATTATATAAGAGACTACGTTGCAAGTAGAGCAAAAGATAATGAAGGAGATTACATTGTTCGTGGACTTGGTGTTCGTGTAAGAGAACATTTAAGAAGTGGAAACAATAGTGGTGTCTTTACGTCAGCACTTCGTGGAAACAACTCACTTCTTGCAATTGGTGTAGAGCCAGGTAAAGCATATGTTCGTGGTTATGACCATGCAATATCAGCAACAAAATTTATCGAAGTTCCAAAAGGAAATTCAGTTGAATCTGTTGATGACTATACACTCTCAACAAACTATGGAAACTATCTTGAAGTTTATGGAGTGAATGGTGGTTGGGATGTAAACAAACATAGTATTGTTTCACTTAGAAGTAATGCAGCCAACAGTTATGTTGCACAATCAGGAACGGCAGGACTTGGTAAAGTTGCAGGAGTTCAGATTGGTACTGCAAGAGCAAGAGCTCTTGAATATAAGTCAGGACAGGTTGGTGCAAATAGTGGATTGTACAATTTATACTTGTATGATATTAAAATGTCCTCACAAAACTTTGCAAATGTTCGTAGTGTATTCCTTGATAACTCAGGAAACTCTTTTGCAAACTCAACTGCTGACGCAGTTCTAACAAACAGTACTGCACAATTAAAAGAAACAGGATTTACAAGAGGTGTCTTTTCAATTGGTTCAAAGGGTGTTAAGAGATTAACTGATTCTTCTGGAACACTTGACCTTGACCATATTTTCCTCAAGAGAGAAAACATTGCAATATCAAATGGTGGTATTGTAACAATAACAGCTGGTGCATCTTTTGGTGGACAATCTTGGACACATGGTACAGGAACTTTAAGTACATCTCAAATTAAAGACAACTATTATCTTGCATTAAATCAGTATGCAAATACACATACATCTGCTCATACAGGAACAGTTGCCGTTAATGGTCGTGCTGTTACAGGTTCGGGAACAGATTTAGATGACGAATACAATGTTGGAGAGTATATTAGATTTGGAGATGTGACAAATCGTATTCTTGAAATTTCAAGTGCAACTGCAATGGTTGTTGCAAATACTTCAGCTGCAAGTGTAAGTGGTAAGAAACACCATAAAGTTCTTCCAGCTGGTTTCAATATTGATTTGACAGGAACAGGTGCAATGGGTGCTAATGCAGCTGCATCTCGTCTTGTTGGTGCATCATCTACAACTTCATTGAAGATTGACCTCAAAGAACATTTCAATACAACAGGAACAGTATCAGCAACATTTACGTCAAAACAAAAACGTACAAATGGTGTTAAGATTTCTAAAACGATTAATAAAAATCGTTATGTTCGCATCAAACTTTCAGATGCAACAACAGGTGTTGATGGGCCTTGGGGATTAGGTCTTGCAGATGTTCACAAGATTACAGAGGTTCGTAAGTTTAGTGCCATTCCAGCTGCATTGACAGGTGGAGTTGATGTTACAGATAACTTTGTTCTTGACAATGGACAAAGAGATAACCTCTATGAACACGCAAGATTAAAGAAAAGTCCATTTAGACCAATCACTCTTTTAAGTACAGAGTTTTTACTTGTAAAACTTGATTACTTTACACACGATACATCTGCTGGTATTGGTTTCTTTAGTGTTGATAGTTATCCTGTAAATGATACTAATCCAAGCAACACTTCAATTAGAACTCAAGAAATACCTCTCTATGTGTCACCGACAGACGGAAAGGTATTTGACCTCAAGGATTCTATTGATATAAGACCTAGAATTACAGATACCGCAAACTCTGTTACATCTTTAACAAACATTAGTACAAATCCTGCTGACAGTACAGTTATCACTACAATTAGTGCAGGATTGCATTATTCAGCACCAAATGCTTCATATACCTTTGACTATGAATATTATCTTGGTCGTGTTGACCTTGTTATTATTGATAGAAATGGTAAGTTTAGAACTGTTCGTGGAACACCATCAACAGACCCAAGAGCTCCTGCATCTCCTTCTGATGGTATGGTTCTTGCAAGATTAAATATACCACCATTCCCATCTATTCCTCTCTCTGAAGGATTAAAAATACAGCCAAGACAGAGAAGGGATTTATCTGTTATTACTGAAAGAGTCTCTCATAGAGGATTTAAGATGAGTGACATTGGTGTTCTTGAAGAAAGAATTTCTCGTCTTGAATACTATACTGCACTTTCACTTCTTGAATCAGAAACAAGTGGAAGATTTATCGGAGATAGTGCTGGAAACAACAGATTTAAAAATGGAATTATCACAGATGCATTTACAGGTCATGGTGTTGGAGACCCATCACATCCAGATTATCGTGTATCCGTTGATAGAAAAAGACAAGAGTTAAGACCACCTATAAAACAAGACCATCTGAACTTTGTTTATCATAGTGCAAACAGCACAAACACACAGTTAAAACCAAGAGATGCACGATTAGCTTGTTATATTAGTTCTATAGAAAGTAACACTAATTCTACAGGAAATACATTTACTGCTGGAGAAACAATTACAGGAGCTGGTGGTACAACTGCAAAACTTGATTATCAAGTGAACAATAGACTTTTTGTTTCTGATACATCAGCAGACTTTAATTTAAATGAACGTGTTACAGGTGGTACGTCTGGTTCAGTTGCAAAAATACAAAGTATTCAAACACCTGATGACGGAAAACTGATTACTCTAAAATACAAACACTTTAGAGTTATTCAAAATCCTTATGCAACGCACACTCGTAATCTTGCAGGACTTTTCTATAAATGGAAAGGAACTTTGACTCTTGACCCAAATACAGATAGTTGGAAAAGTCAAATTACAAAACCAGATGTAGGATTGTCGTTTCAGTCAGGCTCAACAATTAATAATAATGACAACTACAACGAAGATGACTATGATGCTACTGAGTGGGAAAATTGGTTAGCATCTATTGGTGCTGATTTCCCTAATATGTTAGATACAGGAATAACTGCTGAAGAAGTTAAAAACGCAGTAATACAAGCGGGATTAGACGCAAAGAATAAAAATACACCGCCACCTAATGTACAAAACAATCCTTCTGAACAGCCAGATCATAATACTATACATCAAACTACTCCTACTGTTCAAAGAAAGATGAGACAAAATGTTATCAAAGTAAAAGCAGTTGGAATGAAACCTTCAACTCGACTATATGCTTTCTTTGATGGAGTGAATGTAAGTGGTTATATGACACCAACAAATTCAAACTTTGTTCCTTCTGCTGGCATGGGTACAGTTTTAAATAGTGATAGTTCTGGTAATTTCTATGCATTGTTTAATCTTCCAAATGATGACCAACTTTCATTTAATCTTGGTTCAAAATCTTTTCGTTTGACAGATAGTCCAAGAGATATTCGTGCATTAAACAACACGACAACTTCTGCCGATGCTACATTCTATGCAGCTGGAAGTACAAGAACTGAGTCTGGAACAATCGAGTCAAGTAGACCGCCAGGTACAAGAGAAGATGAGGTTACAAGAGAGCCACGACCAAGTGATGAAAATGCTCCAAATGTGCCAGACGGAACAGGAGAGACTTATGTTCCTGCTCCAACATCAGAAAATCCTGATAACGATATTCCAGATGCAGGAAATCAGCCAAGTCCAGCTGGATTTGGAAATGCAGCTGAAGAAGTTTTAGGTGCTGAAGAAATTGCATCTATGGTTTCAACAGACCCACTTGTTGCTCAAGCATATCAAGATGTTACAGAAGCACTTGGTTCACTTGCAACACAGGGTATTTTCGTTCCTCAAAATCCAGGCCCTAAAAACGTAGTTGTTGGAGGTGGTGCTTCCACACAAACACACTACGAAAATAATCTTGCAGCCGACTTTGCAATGTTTGGCGGTAGTTGTATTATCGACCCACTTGCACAAACATTCTCACTCATGGATGCTGGAATCGGTTCTGCAACTGCTTCTGGTGGTTATCTGACAAAAGTTGACCTTTATTTCCAAGCAAAAGATCGCACTCTTGGAGTTACAGTAGAAATAAGAGAAGTTGATAAGAGAACAGGTGCAATCACTCCTACAATCGTTCCTTTCTCTCAAGTAAGTATGGCATCTGCTGATATCAATATTGACAGTCGAGGTACATTTGATCTTCCAACAACATTTAGATTTTCAACTCCTGTTTATCTTGCATCTCAAAGAGAATACGCACTTGTCGTAAGACCAGATGGAAATAGTCCAAACTATAACATTTGGTGTTCAAGACTTGGAGAAGAAGATTTAACTGCAAGTCGCACTCAAAAAGGTAACATTGGTACAAAGAACAGAGTTACGAAACAACCAGCTGCTGGTATGCTTCATGCAAGTTCAAATGATCGTCAGTACACTCCAATACAAGAAGAAGATTTGAAATTCAATCTTTATATTGCAAACTTCCAAGCAAATACAACAGGAGTTGCAGTTGTCAAGAAATCAAACACAGACTTCTTTGTTGTTGAAAATGTTGGTAACAATGCTCTTGGTGCAAGTAATACTGCCTTCTTTGAAAAGAAAGGTGAAGTTATTCATGGGCCAATGAGACTGACAATGACCTCAACAATAAAAGGTCGTGCAAACAATAATGGTGTTGAAACTGTCACAGGTGGTACGTCAGGTGCAATCGGTATAGTAAGACACGTTGGAGTATATGCAAATACAGGTACAGGTACAGCAAGTGCAAATGATATTATAATCGACAGCACTAAGCCTGGAACAGAGTTTGTAGTTGGAGAAACAGTTACTCTGAAATTTACTGCAACAGGAGTTGCAACAGGTCAGACTGCTGTTATTCACGCAAAGAACTTTGCATATGGTAAACTTGATTACTACAACAGAAAAACTTATGCAAACAGTTACTTGTATATTGCAAATACAACAGGTATCACTACGAAACAAGCTGGTTCAGTTGCAAATGCATCTCACCAATTTATTCCAAACAGTCTTATTACTTCAAGAGACTATGGATATACTGCAAATCTTGTGCAGAGAAAAGAATTAAATCAAGATGCTTTCTACTTTCACACAGATAGTGTAGATTTACGTGAAACTGCAACACAGTTAAAAACTAAGTTTGGTGCAACATCTACAACTTTTGATACTTCTTCAAAAGAGTTTCAGTTTAATCAAACTCAATACAACAGAAATCGTAAGTTCATTTTGAGTAAATCACAGGAAAGAGAATCTTCACTTCCACCGACTGCTGAAGCTGAAATAAGACTGTTCTCAACAAACTCCAGAGTTTCTCCTGCAATTGATATTCAACGTACTTATATGGTTAATGTTGAAAACGAAGTTAATGCAGACCAGACAAATGAGGCAACTGTTTATATTCCAGGCCGAGTATCTTCAAATACTGCTGGTGGAAGTGCAAAGGCACGATACATTACAAAAGTTATCGACCTTAAAGATGGACAAGATGCAGAGGATATAAAAGTTATTCTTGATGCTTATACTCCACCAAGTAGTAATGTTAATGTATACTATAAGGTTCTAAATCGTGAGGACAATGAGACATTTGGAGATCGTGGATATGTTCTTATGAATGATGTCACATCAAATGTTATTGTTTCATCTGTTGATAATAGATTTGACTTTAAAGAAAGAGAATATGATGTACCAGACTTTGATGACACATACAAAAATGGTGCAAACACAACAACAGGTGTTCTTAACTATACAAACAGTAGTGGAGTTCAATTTGCTGGATTTAAGAAGTTTGCAATCAAGATTGTTCTGACTGCAACCGATACAACAAATCCTCCAAGAGTTAGAAACTTTAGGGCAATAGCATTACAGAAATGAGTAGATTTTTAAAAATAGAAAATAATGAGTCTTTAGTTAAAGACACAAAAACAAAAGCTGTTTTAAATGATAACTTAAATGAGTTGCAAGCATATAAAGCACGAAAAAGAGCAACTCAAGCACAGGGAACAAGATTGGATAATCTTGAGAAGGATATGTCAGAAATAAAAGATATGCTACAAACAATTGTTAAAGGAATGAAATAATGCCTGAACTTTTTCCAGAAACCTCTCTGGCCAATACCTTTAACACTTGGAGAATCAACACCAACAATGTAAGGGCACATATAAACAAGACTGCCAATACGACAGGTGTTCCTGCTCTAAGAACTTTAAATCTTCATGGAGAGGGAAACACTCGACTTAGTGGTGCAAATGTTTTTGTAACTGCAACGCATACAAGAGTTTCTAATACAATTGTTTTTGATGGTGCAAACACAAATATTCTTGGTGGAGTTTTACTTACTACATCAAACACACGTTATCTTGGTGCAAGTAATGACTTTAGAGGTGGACTTGTTAGTACAAGTGCAAACACAAACTTTACAGGAAAACAAATCTTTGCGACTGCAAACGTAGAGTTGCAAGGTGGAAACACAAGTATTCGTAGTGGATTACTTTACAATACATCAAATGTTTCTCTTAGAGGTGCAAATGTAAATATCACATCGGCTATTCACGCAACATCAGATTTAGTATCAAAAGGTCGATTGAAAATTCTCAAAAATAGTGCAAACACAGATATACTTTCAAAAGCTTTTCTTGTTTCAAGTAACACTACTCTTAATGGTGCAAACACAATCATTAAAAGTAAATTGACTGTTAATGGGCCTAATGCAAAAACAACTCTTGCAGGAAATACGACAAACGAAGGATTTATGAAATCCAAAACATATCGTGAGCAATATGCAACCTCAAGTATTTCAAGTAATGCAATCAGTCTTGATTTAAGCTCTGCACAAAACTTTAGTATTCCTCTTAGTGCAACTGTTACAAGTATCACTCTTAACAATCCTCCGCCTGGAGCAAACGTATTTGGATTTACAATACTGTTTACAAATGACGGAACACAAAGACAAATTACATGGCCAAGTTCTGTTAAATGGGCTGGTAATTCAAAACCGACACATACTGCAAGAAACAATTCAGTAGACATTTTTAGTTTTATTACTAAAGATGCAGGAACAACTTATTATGCATTTACAGCGGGGCAGGACTTCTTTTAATGTTTATTGTTCGTAGAACTATCGCAGCTGGTGGTGGAACTGCAATATCAGGATGGACTTGTACTGTTGGCACAGGTGCTACAGCTATTCCTTTTGGTACAGCAGCAGGCAGTACCAGAGGTGGTTCTTCATCTTTTTCTGGTTCTGGTATTACTACCTTAACATCTCTTGGAGGTTTGAGTGGAAGTCATGCATCAAGTGATACATTTAAAGGTGGTAACTCAGGAGCATCAGGTATTGATAGTAATTTAGGGTCAGCAGGATTTCAAAGCACTCGTACTATGGGTGGTGGAGGTGGAGGTGCCTCAATTAACGTAGGTCAACAAGGGTCAGATGCTTCCTTCTCTGGA